AGCAAAAATTTAAATACGTACAGAAGGTAGAAGATAATGGAACAGAATAAAGTATATACAATTAAGCTCATGTCTGGCGAAGAAATCATCTCTCGCGTCAAGCAAGAAGGTGGTGTCACCGAACTGTTGAAGCCTCGTACAGTTGGTATGGGACCTCAAGGTTTTGCTATGATGCCATGGATGATGTCAGCCCCTGATAACAATGTCGTAATCTCTGACACTGTTATCGTCGGTGCGACTGAAACGAGTGCACAGGTTGCTACACAATATCTGAAACAAGTAACAGGGATACAAGTATAATGTTAGAATGTTTAATTATGGGCGACTCGATCGCCGTTGGTACTAAAATGTTTGCTCCGAAAGAATGTGTATCATATTCGAAGGGCGGATATAACACATGGCAGTGGAATAAGAAGTGGGGTAAGACTCCGCTTGAAGCCAAGACAATCGTGATTAGTCTTGGAACAAACGATCATTCCGGCGTGAATACAAAAAAAGAGTTGACAATAATTAGAACTCGTATTAAGGTAGGAAATGTAGTATGGATTATGCCTCCTTGTAACAAAGGTTTTTGTAAACCTAAGGTGAATGCCGTAGTGAAAAGCATCGCTGTAAGTTACGGAGATCGTATCATTGCTACATCGTATGTTCAACCTGATGATATCCATCCATCGTGGCGTGGATATAAAGATCTTGTAAAGAAAGCTGGAATATGAATCTTTTCGTTTTTATAGTGTTCATTATTGGAGTTACAGTGTATGGTATCCTTACCAATAAGATTACTCCAGAGGAACGCGATGAAATGTTAAACGATAAGGAAATGTGGCCGTGAATTTATTCATTCTTGACAGTGATCCTGTCAAAGCAGCACAATTACAGTGTGACAAGCATGTCGTGAAGATGATCGTCGAGAGTGCTCAGATGCTTTCTACAGTGCATCGTATGCTTGACGGCGAGCAGTGCCGTATTCCTTCAAAGTCTGGTAAGACGATGTCGAAGGCATGGACTCTGCCTGACGAACGTGAAGATACATTCTATCGTGCAGTGCATATGCATCATCCTTGCACGATTTGGACTGCACAAAGTAATAATAACTACACTTGGCACTGGATACACTTCGCTGCTCTCTGCGACGAGTACACGTATCGCTATGGCAAGGTTCATAGCACTGATACATTGCTTCGCGAAGCTTTGAAGCAATTGCCTCGTAATATTCCAGTCGGTTACAAGACTCCTCAGCCGTTGGCGATGAAGGCTAATCCTGAGTGTATCGACTACAATGATATCGTAGGATCTTATCGTAAGTTCTATCAGACGAAGCAAGAGCGATTTAAGATGGCATGGACCAAACGTCCAATTCCAGAATGGTTTGCTGTCGCAGCCTAACACCATAAATATTTCTAACAAATCGCTCCAGTAGAGATACTCGGAGCGATTTTTTTTGTTTTTAGCATGTACAATTATTGCATTTCGTTGTAGCGTGACAATACGAGCAAAGATAATTTTGCTTGTTGATAAATAAACAAAGGAATAAGGAATAAATTATGGATAAAAACTTTATCAAACGGGCTTTGCACGTTACGTCATTCAATCTGTCTTCATCAGATTTTAAAGACACACGTTTCAAAAAAGAAATTCAGCATATCTTTAATATGCATTTCTTCCCCAAGTTTGATCTAAAGGATACGATTGATTCGATCGATATGAATAAGATCAATAGACTGATTGACAAGCTTCGCAGCGAAGATCCGGTAATGCTGTCGAAGATGCACAACTACAATCTCAAGGGCGTAGGTCCTGGTGAAGTCACTCTTTACTTTCTAGTCAACTCGGCTCATCTCGGTGGTGGGTCGTCCGCCGGCGTTGACGTAATAGCGAGTAACGGAGAATTCGAAGTGAAGGCTGTCGATGTTACTGCCAATGGCTATGCTACAAACTTTAAACTCGGCGGTACATTCAATCTGAGTGATATCGTAAAGGATCTATTAGATCTGAAAAAGAAAGTTGGTGCTAGTGGTGAAGGTGTCAACAAGTCAGCTCTCGATGCCATTCGTAGGAAATATCCTAACGAGCTGAAGCGTATCGAAGAAGACTTTGCACAGCGTGCATATGACAACTACTTCAAGAACCACCAGATCATCTTTATCAAAAACTCTACTCGAGATATTGGTAAGGTTATGGCCATCAAGAAGGTTAAGAAGAGCGATATCATGCTCGATCGTTTGACGAGCGGTGTGCTCAAACCAAACGTAAAATTATAAAAATAAACATGTACATTTTATCGAAACTATTGTAGAGTAAACTATGATAAAGAAAAGATTTAAAGAGTTTGTTGGTACTGGTACCCTCACGATATTCGATATTGATGAGACATTGTTTCACACGTATGCAAAGGTTGCCGTTGTAAAAGACGGCAACCTTGTCAGAATGCTAGACAACCAAGAGTTCAACACTTACAAACGTAAGAAGGGTGAAACCTACGACTTCGGAGAGTTTGCAAACGCCGAGGTATTTCGTAGGTCATCCAAGCCAATCACTCGTATGGTTGCAAAAACAAAAGCTATCTTTGCTAACTCGAAAAAGAATCCTCATAGTCGAGTGATTATCTGTACAGCGCGAGCTGACTTCGATAACAAGGATATCTTCCTTCAGACGTTCAGAGATCATGGTCTACCTATCGATAATATCCATGTCGAACGAGCTGGTAACTTGAAGATCGACTCTTCGGCTGAAGCCAAGAAGATCATCTTCCGCAAATATATAAATACTAAGAACTACGTAAAGCTTCGGTTGTTTGATGATGCTCCTAGCAATCTTCAGGCGTTTCTTTCGTTGAAGAAAGAGTTTCCTGATATTACGTTCGAAGCCTTCTTTGTAAATCCTGATGGATCGGTAAAAACAGTACGATGACAAGTTTTAGAAATTTCCTTGCAGAAGAGCTTGACGAAACTAAGCTGAAGCATCTTGAGCATGCCGAAGATCACGTGATTAATGCTGGGCATGAAGGCTTTTCTCATGCCTATCACAATCTCAAAGATGTGCATGACAGACTGACAGGCAAGAAGAACGATACAAGAATCACCATGAAGTATGATGGTTCTCCTTCTGTGATATTCGGTCGTCATCCTCAAACTGGTCGATTCTTCGTAGCATCGAAGTCTGCCTTCAATAAGAATCCAAAGATCAATTATACTCCAGAAGATATTGAGCGTAACCATGGACATGCTCCTGGCCTCGTGTCGAAGCTGCGAGCTGCATTACAACATCTGCCAAAGGTGACACCAAAGAAAGGTGTTTTCCAAGGAGATATCATGCATACTTCTGATGATGTGCATGAGTCTGATGGTCGTGTACACTTTACACCTAACACCATCACTTACTCTGCTCCAAAAAATTCGGCACATGGTAAGGCTGCTCTTAACTCGAAGATTGGTGTAGCCATTCATACTAAGTATAATGGTAAGAACCTCGAGGATATGCAAGCCGAGCATGGTGCTCAGCTGAATGACTTTGGATTGCACAAAGACGTGCATCTGATTTCAACGGAACATCATCTCGATAACATTAAGTACACTCCTCAGAATCGCGAAAGCTTTGCAAAGGCTATGACTGCGGCTGCAGCCCATAACAAAAAAGCAAAGCCTGAAACCTATGAGTCCATCAAAGGTCACGAACTTCCTCTGAAGACTTACATCAATCATACCGTTCGTACTGGTACGAAGCCTAACGTAGAAGGTTTCATGAACCACTACATGAAGGCACATCAGAAGAAGATTGAAGGTGTGAAGATGGCAGCATCGAAGGCAGCTAAGACTGCTGCGATGGAAGCAGATATCGGTCACATTCAACGTAATCGTGCTCACTTCGAAAACGTTCTGAACCAGCATAAGCACCTGCAAAAAGCAAAGGATGTGTTGGCTAAGACTCTTTCGAGTAGTGCCGAGTTTGATCATAGTATCAATGGCAAGAAGTCGAAGCCTGAAGGATTCGTAGTAGTTAGACATAACCGTCCTACTAAGATCGTAGATCGTGCTGAATTCTCGGCTGCCAATTTCAATAAGGTTAAAGCTCAATGAAATCCATTCATATCACACAAGGACGATTCAATCCTGTGCATGCAGGCCACGAAATGGTCGTCAAGCATGTGATGGATGCGGCCAAGAAAGAAGGAGCCGATCATAAGATCCTGACAACAGGATCTCATGATGCCAAGAAGAATCCTTTAACACCTGAGCAGAAGGTGAAGCATCTTTCTCGTGCTGTCAAAGGTTCGCACGTCGAGGCGATGACGAAGGAACATCCGACTCTGCTCCATCAGATGTCAAAGCTGCATAAGGCTGGTTACACACATGTGACTATGCATGTCGGTTCTGATCGTGTACACGAATTTCATAAGCTTTTGCATCAGTATAATGGCACAGAGAATAAACATGGCCATTACAACTTCAAGAGCATCAAAGTAAAGTCTGTCGGTGGCGAACGCAAAGAAGGTGGAGGTGGAATTGAATCTGCTTCTGGTACTGCTATGCGTAAGCACGTCACCGCTGGAGATAAAGAATCATTCCATAAGATGGCTCCATCTGGTATGAGCAAAGCACATAAAGACGAGTTGTATCACGATGTCCGCAAAGGCATGGGTGTGAACGAATCATTCATTGTCAGATTTAAAAACTGGATTAGTTGATCCGTTAAAGTTTCCTTGTTATAAATAGATTTGCGGTTAGGCTACGGCAATCCCGTTTGTTTAACAGATAAGCCCAAGGGAAACTCTGATGGAAGATAAGAAGAATAAACCGGTCGACACAAAACAGTTAAAAAAGCCAACCGGAACGTCTGTAACTGGCAAACCACTTGATGGTATCGAGATCCGTCCTCAGCTCAAAGGTCTCGGCAATCGCCAGCACAACGAGGATACCGTAGTCCTAACTGACACTTTAGCTGAGAAGAAAGCACTGACACTCGTTCAGCGCCAACGCAGAGCTCGCATCTTGAGAGCCAAAGAACCGAAGATGCAGAGAGCCAAAGAAGTTGCTCAACACAAACTCGCCTCAGACGAAAAGCTGAAGGCTCGAGCAATTGTCAAAGCAAGAAATATTGTCAAGATGCGGTTTGCATCTCGTAGAGGTACTCCTTATACTGAGCTCACCACATCTGAAAAAATTCAAGTAGATAAGGTAGTCGATAAGAAGGTCAAGCTGATCAGAAGATTAGCTGCTCGCCTTCTACCTGCTCTTCGTAAAGCAGAAGTCAATCGTCTCGCTTCATTCCAATCGGGATCAAAAATACAACATGCGACTGCTGCCCCAGTCAACGAAGAATTCAATACAATCGTAGAGAGTCTTGATAATAAGACTTCTATGCAACTCGTCGACATTATCAACGACTCTATCGATGCCCTCAACGAGAATGATAACTCGATGGGCATTACACTGAAGAGACTCCTTAGCGCAGTCCTTCCTGAAGACGTAGCAACGTCAACCCTCATGAAAAAAGCCGAAAGAACCGGCATACCGTTCTCGACCCTCAGAGAGGTGTTCGAGCGCGGTTCTTTTGCGTGGGAAGATGACGGCAGAACAACGCAAGAACAATTCTCTTTCTCAAGAGTGAACAGCTATATTG